TTAATCATTTACCATTCTCTCCTTGCTCTTATAAGGTATATAAATTGAAAATAGAGTACCCTTACCTAACTCTGAGTATATTTCAATCTCACCACCTAATCTCTCTACACTTTTTTGTACTAAATAGAGACCTAATCCTCTGTCATTTCCTTTTGTTGAATAACCTTTTATAAAAAGTTTTTCTTTCGTATCTTCATCAATTCCAGAACCACTATCATTTACCTCTATAGTCAGAGTTTCTTTCTCATATAGTAATGTTAAATTTATTATCTTTTCTTTGGAATCCTTTACAGCTTCCACTGCATTTTCAAGTAAATTGCCAAGTATAGTTACAACTTCATGAGTTAACTCAGGATTTTCTGGCTCAGGGATAAAGCAGTCTTCGCATACTTTTAACTTGACATTGATTTCTCTAGCATAGCTCATTTTACCTAAAATAAATCCAGCAAGTACAGGATCCTTTACATGCCTTACTATAAATCCTATCTCTTCTTGATATTTATTTGCAATTCCATTTATATAGTTTGTAAGTTCATCATAGCATTTCATATGTAACATACCTAATATAACATGTAATTTGTTCATAAACTCATGGGTTTGTGCCCTAAGTGCACCTGCATATTGTTTTACTCCTGTAAGCTGTTCCGCTAATACTTTCATTTCAGTTTTATCACGAAAAGTTGATATAGCACCTACAATTTTCTTATTCACTAAAATTGGCATACGATTGGTCAAAATCTTTATCCCTCTGAGATCTTGCACCTGGTCAAATTCTGGTTGTCCAGTTTTTAGAATATGGTTTAATCTGGTATTTGGAACACAGTCCTCCGCTTTTTCACCAATAAGGTTGGTAATGCCTGCTTTGTTGAATATCCGGGCTGCCTCTTCATTTACTAGAGTAATTCGGCAGTTTTCATCTACAGTTATAACACCTTCTCTTATTGAGTAAAGCATTGCATTCTGCTCTTCTAAAAGTTTTGCAATTTTCCAAGGTTCTAATCCAAACATGGTTTTTTTAATGCTTTTGGCAAGCAGCATAGCACCTATAACTCCAACTATAAACCCTATACCTATACCTAAATATATAATCATTCTACTTTGTGAGACAGCCTGCTGCACAGTATTTAACGATATGCCAACACAAACCATTCCTACTTGCTTGCCGTCTGCAGTGAATATTGGAACAAATGCTCTAAGTGACTTACCCAATGTTCCCTCAGCAGTTGAAACGTATTCATGGCCTTTCAGAACCTCTACATCGTCACCACCAACAAAATGCTTTCCTAGCTGATTTATATCTGGATGCGATTTTCTTATACCTTTCATGTCAGTAACTACAACAAATTCTACATCAGTTGATTTTCTTATTTTATTCGCTAGTTCTTGAATGATTTTTTCATTTTTCTTATCACTTAAAGATTCAATTATAGTAGGTGAACTGGCAGCCATCCTAGCAATATAGGACGCTTTATTAGATAGACTTTTTTCTGCGTTACTTGATATTTTTGCACTTATAAGAACATCTGTTACTAATAGAGAAATGGCCACCACGCCGCAAACAAGTAAAGTTATAGTGGTTTGTAAAGTTAATCTAGGTTTTTTTATTCTCATATTTCCTCCAAACACTTTGTATTTAAATCTATTTTAATTATAACATGTTTTCCATTAATCTTCATATAAATGCTATTTCTGTCATGTGACGACTTATTTTTTTCCACTTTCTAAGAATATTTTTTCCATTATTTTAATATTTGACTTATAGTAATCTGGGTGATATAATTTAATACTGCATAAGACAATTATTATGCGGTATTAAGTATTCAAACACTTAACCCAACATGGGGGCGCAATGGTTTCGACAGGGGTGTGATGTGTTTGAGAAGCGAGTCGAGGGAACCTGTGGGCCCGCGTTAAAAAACTATGGGATTAAATATAAACGAAAATAATAACGAAAATTTAGCTTTAGCAGCATAGTCTGCTAGCCGTCAGCCTAGACTTCCCGCGATCTAGGGTCTGGCGCCGATAGCGGGGAAACGAGCCTAGGAAAGCTTTGACCTAGGAACGGAATTTATGAAGCTACTGAATTCAGAAGCCTGTCCTTAGGCGTCTGAAGGAGGGAATTTTAAATTAAGGACTGCACTCGGAGATGCTCAAATGTTTCTGCTTTTGGACAGGGGTTCGATTCCCCTCGCCTCCACCAATTAAGTCCACAATTAATATAATAAATTATAGGCATAGAAATATAACTCCAGCTTAGTTTTAGGCTGGAGTTTTTTATTTACTATTTCTGTGGTTGAAAATCTACCTGGTTTAATGACATTATTGTAATTATATCTCCCTCATTTAAATTTGCAGTTACTTGCTGTACTCCTCCTTGCCCTAAAACTTCATTTACTTCAGGTGAGCCATCTTTATATACTATAAAGTTTCCAGCACCACTTTTGGGAGTTACTACATATCTTCCACTGCCAATATCTTCTCCTACTACCCATCTACCACTACATAATGACGTTGCTTTATACTCTGTAACAAATGCAGCTGTCACAGGTTCAAAATGTGTCTTATTTATACTTTCTAATTGAATTTGTTCATCTTTTACAAGTTTAACTCTTACTTTAGGAACTCCCATATTGTCTGCACTACCTAATACTTCATTTACTGTTAAGGTTGGCTCTGACGCATTTTGAATTATAAAATTGCCTGAGCCATCTACTGGAGTTGCATCATACAGCCCTTCTTCTATATCTTTTCCCACTGTAAATGTACCTGCGCCTAAATCTGTTGCTTTTCCTTGAACTTGTCTTTGTTTAACTTCCTGCTGCTTAGTAGATGGTTGGCTTGTATTTTTACTATTAGAAGTTTTTGTACTTGAAGTAGCATTATTTGATGTATTAGATTGTTTACTGCCTCCTAATGCTGATCCAATGCAGCCTAGTATAATAACCACAATTACTACACTTATTATTTTATGCTTCATGAAAAAAATTCTCTGATCTTTACCGCAATGTGGACACTTTTTAGCACCTTTTGCAATTTGTTCTCCACAAGCCTTGCATGTTGTCATTTTATTATTTTCCAATGTAAATACCCCCTCAATTATGTAATTTTAATTATATTGTAACAAAATATTCATATTATGTCTATTTTGGTATAAAAAAAGAGTCCCCGGTTTCCCGGGGTATAAATTATTTCTGTACTATTGTTTATAAATTATGTATTTTTTAATTAAACAGTATAAAAAGATCCCTCTACGTAAAAGATATATTTGTTGATATTTATCTTACGAAGGGAGGTCTTTTTATGATTATATTAAAAGTCTTGAAACAATTATTATTTATTTTATTGTTTCAAAGTCTTTCAATGCTAATTTTGACATTGGTATTGTTTAAAATCATTTAATTACTATGTTATTTAGTATAAACATATTTGTATTTTTTATTATTTATTTTTCTAATTAAATTTTATTTATGTATTATACTATGTACAAAAAATAAAGTCCAGAATAGCTTTTTTATACTACTCTGAGCCTTAAATTATTACTGAACCGTGGCTATATTTTGTTCAGCATTTTATACAGAAGCCGATACGTTCTGTCCAGTACTTTGTACATTACTTGATGCATCCTGTTTAATATTAATAGTACCTGCTACATCTGCAACATCTTTACTTACATCAAAGGCAGGAGCTACTAATTTACTGTCCTTAACCGCTGAATTTATCTTTCCACAAATAGTCTCCCTAAAATGATCCAATTCCTCCTGAGATATTCCTGGTATCTTTTCAATTAGCAACTTATCAAATTCTTTCTTTTTCTGTTCTCCTGCCTGTGGAATAAATTTAAACTGCTGCTCTATTATATAGTAAATATCTTGCGCTATTTTATAATCCTTGTTATACTGGTCAACGCCCATTTGCTCTATAAGAGACTCTCTTTTCTTCTTAAGATAAGTAACTCCTACTGCCACACCATAAGAAGCTAAAGCTCCTAATACACTTAATACTCCACTTGAAATTATATTTGCTACTTCATTTCCTAACATACTTTTTTCCTCCCAAAATTTAATTTGTATTCTTGATAATTTAAAAAGAGGCTATTCTACTAGCCTTATAAAACAAAATTCTCATCATATCTTTTGATCGATAAGATGAAAATTAGAATAACACTTTAGACCCGCCCTGGCCTTTGTTATTGTTGTAAACTACCACTGGTGCTCCACCTTTTCTCAGTACTAAATAATTTCCTCTATCCAGATGAATTCCCATATCTCCATCAGCTCTTGGTTCTATATAAAATTTAGTACCTGGAATCTGAAATACTCCTTCTGGAATTGTTTCAGGATACGTAGGCACTGTCTGTACTTGTGTCGCTGTAGTTTGTGACTGACTTGACACTGTTTGTCCTGTAATGCCTTTTACTATAGCTGTTGCTAATTTTTCAGGATCGTACTTGTCACAATCTGACTTCGTATCACAGAAAAATGGTTCTATTAAAATAGCAGCCATTTTTGTATATTTAAGTACATATAGTCCTGTTCTTAATTGGCTACCTCTATTTCTAAATCCTAGCTCACTAGACATTTCACTGCATATCCTATCGGCATATTCTTTTCCACTAGCACTTATATACTCAACTTCACAGCCATTGGCCTTATCTGTTTCATAGGCGTTTACATGCATGCAAATATGGAGCTGTGAACCTATAGAGTTAGCTTTGTTAACTCTATAAGCAAGACTTTGTCCTAAAGATAAACCTGGGCTTGCTGAAGGTGTACAATCATAGCAGATATGTCCTAGTTGCTGCAACTTTTTAATAACAAGTACTCCATATTCTCGGCAGTCATGTTCCTCATTTCTATATCCTTCAGCTCCTCTATCCTCTCCAGTACCATGGCCAAAATCATAAGTTATTACCATAAAATCATTTCCTTTCCTTATTTTTTTGTAAAAATAAACCCCAGTATTGTTACAGCTATTCCTGAACATATTGAGGTTATAACAGCTAATTTAATTTTTGAGTAATCCTGTGATGGCCTTGTCTCTATATTTTCAAGTTTTGAACCAATATCTTTGATACTGTCCTTAATTTCATTAAGTATTTTAAATATCATCTTTATCTGTTCACCACCTGAAGCAGAAAATTTTTCAACAACAATTACCCTTTCATCTAAACTTTTAAGCTCACTTTTCAGTGAACTTACATCATCTTTTAAGTTTTGGATGTAAGGGCACTCTTTACAATTATCATTCATTCTAGGCCTCCCATTTAAGTGTTTTAATCAAAATAAAAAGACTACTTCTAGTCCTTATTTTTCTTTATAGTTAGTACGTAAAGATATTCTATTGTAACGTAAATAAATCTTTATAATTTTTCAATAACCCTGCTGGCTTCTTTTCTTCAAAGAGCTTATACCTTAAATAATCATCAACATATATAGCAAATGGTACTAGAAAAAACCACAGCACAGCATAAGGCAAACATGTCTGTCCATATAAGTTAAAAGGCTCATTAGAATAATCCCATATATCAAGGCCAAGCCACACATTTAAAATCATCCCACTTGCAAATTCTAAGATAAGAATTATAAAAGTACCTATCAAACATTCCTGCCACATCTTTCGGTCATAGAATTTAGGGTACTCATTTAATCTTCCTATTAGGAAAGCACTCAAGCCACCAACCACCAGCATACTTATATGCGTCCAGCCTCTCCATACACCTTCCAGTACCATGTATATAGCACCCATTGTAGCTATTAATATTAAGTCTTTATATATTTTATTTTTCAATATACATCCCCCATTTTTGATTAAAATAAAAAGACTATATCTAGTCCTTAGGTTTCATCATTCTTATTTCAAATTTATCATCAAGATTATCAATTAATTTACTTCCATCAGATTGTGGAGTTAACAATACTGCTTTTAAATCATCTACACCATAATCATTAAACCACTGTTCTTTTTGAGTATCATCTGTTGGTATCCCTAATAAAGTAAGTGAATTATCTTTTACAGAATAATATTGATTATTTTTCATAATTAAATATTTATTTAAATTGGGGTTGTAAGGTTTTAATATTCCATTTGAATCTATATCTATAGCATCAAAAACACTATAAATACTTGAATTTTCATCATTTGTACAAAACATAAATGAATGCTCTTTATTTGCTAGATCTCTTTTTTCAAATAACAAGCAACTACTAATAAGACTACTTTCATATTCTGAAAAAGGATATTTTATACCATCAATAGTAATAGTAATATTTCCACTACAATTAGGAGCTGCCCCAGCTATAATTCTTAATTTATTTCCAGTAAAATTAAATTTAACTATTGAATTTTTATTTATTGAATAATGACAACTTCCTCCAGAATAAGTATTGTTTGTTTGGATATACCATTGTCCCTCGTAAGTAATGATACTATTTGTATCTTCTATACGTTGCCAACCTATTTCTGGTGCAGTTAATGTTTGTCCTATATAAGCTAAAAATTCACCTGTATTTTCTATATCAATAGAATTTATATTAAAATTTTTGCCGGATGTTTCTTCTATTATTACTTCATATTCATCTAAAGGAATAGCAGGGCTTTCATGTACTAAAGTAAGATTAAGTGCATCTTCAGTACAATGCTCATTAAAAGTATAATTTGATATAATCTGATTTGTTTTAAGAGAAGTTATAATTACCTTACACTGATTTGAATAATATCCTCTACCGCATCCAATCATTCTAAATTTAGTTCCTAAAAATTTAAATTTAACTTGATGTTTTAAAGAACCTAACTGATATTTTATTAAATGTCCAGAATTATCATCATATAATTGCCAATCAGTACCTATAAATATTAATCTTCCTTCATTATATTGAGATCTTTGCCATCCCGTTTCTGGTTGTATTACACCCGTTGTTCCTACACTTAATGTCATTCTTTCACTTCCTATCTTTATAAAGCCTGCAATATTAAACTAATTAGTAATTTATTTTTATATCTCCTGAAAATTTTACAAGCACCTGCAGTTGGGTATTTGAAACATATACTACATCATACATATCCTCCTTAGCTTGTATCCATTTACCTTGTCCATCATACTGTAAATCTAAATTATCAATGCTCTCTGTATCTGAAATACTATTCATAGACAGTAAATAAGCAAACCTTATTTTTTTATTTGCATTAAGCAAATTCCAGTAAGTAGAATTAATAGCATTGAAAATAGACATATCTATACCTTTTGTCTTTACATCATTCATAGTTAAACTTATATCTTCCCAATGATCCGTATTAAAAGTTTTCCATGTTGTGCCACCGTCTACACTTATAACTACTCTTAAATTACTCCCCGTTCCTGTGAGTTTAAAATAATCTATATTCTGTACATAACTTAAATCTTTATCACCACTAGCAATTAATAATCTATCTGGTGGTACAGCAGTTACTGTAAGTATCTCACTTACTCCATCAACCGATTCTTCAATGTCATCTATTTCTTTAAAAATGCTCTTATCTATTTCACAGAAATATTCTTCATTGTTAGATCCTATAGATCCCTCATCTTTCATTTGATAATCATAACTTGTTTTTAAATGTACTGTATTATCAAACGCTATCATATCATCAGGTTGAAAATCACTGGATTCAGAGTTACTGAATGAATTTAAAGTTTTTATTACATTTTGGTCACCCTGTTGAAATTGTAATACATTTACTCTAGGGACTTTAAAATCCACTGTATTAATTGGAATGTCTACTTCATATGGAGCTGATACACTTCCTACTATACCCATTTTACTTATTTGCTTTAAACTTAATCCTGCTGCATCTCCAATATTCTGTAAATCTACAGTAGTAAACTTTTTTTCATCTGCAGAATAAACAACTACCTGTTTATCTTGCTTATTTGCTACATTTACATCATCTAAGCCTTCAAATTTAGTTACTCTATGAGCTATTATTTCATCTAGTATATGCTTACCTGTCCATCCTGTAGAACTATTAGTTGCAGTATCATCCAAAACAACATCTTTGTTAAGAGTTACATTAAAAAATTCACTCATACAGTCATCACCTACTCATCTATTACTAGTTGAAAATCTCTCACAGAAAAATTATGATTATCAACATTTTTAGTTATTTTAACAAATACATCTTTACTTTGTCCTTGAAGCAAATCCAAACTTACACTATCTGAATATGCTGAACCATCCAAGCTTAGTTGAATTAAATCATCACTTGCAGTCTGTATCTCTATTTTTAGCCCCGCATAATCTTTAGTATCTATGTTTTTAATTGTTATGCTCTCCTGAAGGTCTTTTAATACTACAGGACTTGTGTTAGTTACAACCAGTCCGTTATAAATTACTTCAAGTTCGTACTTGCTAAATACATATACATCACCATACTTAAGATCCAATAAATCTGATTTATATATCTGATTTCCAGTGGAGTCCTTAAAAATAAAATATCCTTGAATATTACTATCCAGAAATATTTTACACTCCAGATCGCCATTGAAGGTTCTGGTTTTTAACAAATTATTATTTGAGTCATACAATTCACATACAGTATTTTCAGGGAAATTTTGTATAGTAACATATGGACTTGCATATACTTTGTAATTATCTAATATAAAATCCTCATTACTGTATTTTTCAAAGCCCTGATGTAACACTGCATCTATAAAATTCATGCCTCCTATATTGGTGTAATTTATCCCATCATCTGATGCATAAGCCTGTACATAATTATCTTCCTTAAGTATTTTCCAAAACTTATGTTGTTCACCTTGCTTCATCTCTCTAATTCCGAAAGCATATTTATCATTGCCAAAGTATAATGAGCAGTGATCATCTATACCCACATCATTAAAGTTTTCTTTCTCAAGTTCTACAACAAATTCGGTATAGGTAAAATTTCTTTCAATCTTATTATTGGAGATTAATTTCATTTTTCCTGTGCTCATATCTCTTGTTACATTAGCGCTTCCAGCAAAATCACTGAAAGAAGAGGTTAAGAAAAAATTCTCAACCTCCAGTAATCCATCTTTAACTTTTATAAGTTTCATGTAACCAGCTCCTATACATTAGGTTGCATCATGTAATCATATGGTACAAACTCAACTACCTGTACATTAACTGTACCCGTCCCCTGAGCTATAAGTATTTTGGCCTGCTCAAGTGCATCCTGATAACAATTTGTTGAAGTTAAATTAATAGATTTTCCATTGCTATCTACTATTCCACCATAATTTAAAGAAGCTAATGTCCTGCCTTGAAGAATACCCCATTCTTTTTGTCTGGGTTTTTTAAAATCTATCGCACTAGGAATTGTTGCCATTAGTATCATCTCCCTAAAATATTTTTCTTTTCTATATTTTGCGTCTCTATATAGTAATATCTTTTGCCCTTTACCTTATCTAAATTCCTCATTAAATCACCATTTTGAGCCATTCTATTAAAATTTCTTTCTATGGCCATAGCTTTTGGATTTCTCCAAAGTAGAACTGAATTAAATTCATGATACTTTAAATAGTCTATCAAATTTGCTATAAGTACCCCTACTGCTTGCAACCCTGTATCTAAATTTAGGAAATACACCTTTTCAGCTTCCCATCTTATCCATCTATATGCTCTGTAATAATCTGCATTAGGTTTAGAAGTATCTAAGGTATACCAATCATAAAGTATCTCCATTACAAACTGCATAGATTCTTTTCCACTACAACACATCCATGCTTGTACGTCATGGTGCCATATCATAATCAAGATATTTACTAGATCCAGCATTATTTCTATACTTACTGCATAAGCAGGAATATTGAAATCTATTCCCCAACTTGCGCCCCATCCTATAGGATGATTAGTAAATCTAAGATATTCATAGTCAGGATTATTTAATAAACTGCTGTCATAATCAAAATCTTTATTTGGAATAATTATGCTGTCTCTTGGATCTGTAGGATTTAGCCACCACCAGCGTTTTATAATATCAATAAACTTATTATTTCTACCTTCCTTGTAAACTTCTCTATTTAAATCATTCCCCAAATAGTAACTTTGAATTTGTGCTATATCAGTTACAGTTAAATCAAATAATCCTTTCTCTAACTGTTTATAAATATTCATAGATGCTGTGCTTTTTAAATATCTATCGCTAATTTTAGCTATATTGTTTATTTCTTGCAGGATTAACCCAATATCATCATTACTGCAGTAAATATTCTTATCAGTTATTTTTCTAAGTAGTTTATAATTATTCTTAAAAATATTTTTAAAAACAATCTTATTAAGGCCATAGGCATTCATTTTACTAATACTTTTGATGCTCCATTTATAAAGAAGCCTTGCTTTTATGCTGCTGGATATTCTTTTTAAATTAAGTTTACTTAGGTAATTTTCATCATAATTTTTAATTATTCTTTTTGATGAATCCTTCTTTAAGGTAAATTGGTAATTCATTTTACCAATTTTTTTAATAGCAATTTTATTAATAAATTTATTTTTGATTTTAAATACATCTTTTAGATTGTATCTTCCATAAAGCCTTTTACTTAAATCAAACGAAATCTGTTTTATGTTATTTCTGATGATATACCTCTCTGTAAATTTACATACATCACCAATATATGACCTTATTAGCTCCACAGGTTTATCCTTATCAAGAATCTGCGCACTTTTGCTTAAAAATATATCATTGCATTTACCTAATAATATATTTTTTCTTCCATGATCTATGAGGTTAAAAGCCTCCTCTTTATTAAACTTATTGCCATAAATTCTTAGCATTGGTTTACCAAGTTCTATACTTAAATAATTGTTTTTAGCATTGCCTAGCTCCTTACTTTTTTCTATATCTAAGCAGCTATTCTTACCATTACTTAACTCTCTACTTGATTTTAAATTTAACTCATTATCTTTGGCAACATCCAAATTTACTCCTGATTCCACATTTATCAAAGAATTATTTTTTCTTAATCTAAAAGTGCTATTTTTTATAAAACATAAACTTTCTATTCTTAGTAAATACATTTTATAAATTTTATCCAATCCTTTAATATTGGCTTTTAATTCCTTAGTAAAATTTTTATTGCCTATTTTGCAAGACTCACTGGATAAATACCTTTTGTTATTTTTTAACATATCTGATGTATCTCTATAAAGTAGTTTTTTAGAATTTTTTTCAAATTCTTTTGAACTTTTAGAAAGCAATTTTAACTTAACTTTTGAAATTTTCCCAGCAGTATCATACTTAAAAGTTGCTCCAGAATAAATCTCCCCTGCATATTTAAAATCACACAAGGGAATTATATGCAAGGGCATTTATATCACTTCCTACTCAATGGATTGAGGACATCTAATAGCAATACAGTAATTAATATTTGAGCTATTATTTAAAAAATTAAATGGTGCTGTAATCTTAAATTTCTTGTAATTTTCCTCTGAGTCTGTTCCTTTCATATATACCAACTTGTCTGTATCATAAATACTTGAAGCATCTCCCACCAGCACATTAATCATCTTGCCACGTTCCATATCTACCGGATGAACTAATGTAATATCGGAAAACTGATGCTTTTTATGGTTCCACCTAGAACCTTCTACTCCACACTTGTCCATAAACGGATTAGTACTATAAAAAGCCGGGTAGTGTGGTTGATAGGGCATACCTATCTTATTGGCTATCATGCATACATCTGTTACACCAGTTCCTGTTCGTTCTCCATATGGATTACTATAATTTGGTTCTATCTCGGATGATGTAGTTATTCCAAAATTGTATTCATCATCTGTGTAAGCTGAATCTTCTACAGGCTTTAACGCTCCAATATAAGCATAACTTGTCAAATAATTATTATATGGTGCAACATCTGCTGACGGATCTCCCCTAAGTACAAGATTAATACTATCCTTGGTTACACAAATCCAGTATTGAACTGGCAAGAAATCTTTTATTTCAGGTTGTAAATTTCTATACCATGCTAACCTGTAATTATACCTTTCCTGTATATCCTTACTTACATCAATATCTGTACTATCTGAATTAAGTGAAGCTGCCATTTGCAGTCTTATGTTATTTAAAGCTAATCCTACTGTCATTGCACTAACATAGTCATTGTACCCATTGTCAGTGCCATCTGCATTTTGTTCAGCCATAAATTCTAAAACTTGTGCATCATTCCTGGAATGTGTTGCGCCACTAATATCGTCATAAATATGCGAACTTTTAAACTTTCGTATGGCATTATTCTCTGCTGTTGTCAATTCTCTTGTAGGTCTGCTAATTTTAACATAAAAAATCTTTCCATACGAGGTAGTTGTTTTTATTATACAAGTATCATTTGACCTAGAAACTGAAAATGTAGTCTGAACTTTATCAGTTGTGCTTCCATCTGTTATTAAATTTATTGTTCCAGCTGCTCCATTTACCCCTATTTTATCTATGCTGTCAGGTACAACTAAATTCCATTTGTATACACCTGAATTTTGAGTTATTTCCGTTACTAAGGTCTTAACTAAATTCTTTACACTACAGTTGCCCTCCATATAGTAGAAATCCTCTGTTATAGCCATTTTATCTCACTCCTACCTAATAAATATATTTTTTCTAGTAAACATATCCGTTATTTTCTTAGTTTTTAAATCTATACTGCATACTCCATATCCTAAAGGACTCGTGTTTTCAACTGTAATATTGTATTCTTTTAAAAGTACTGCACCATAAGACTTTTTTTCATATATTTTCACATTCACAGGATTTCTTAATTTTCCTTGATTATAGTCCTGGACATATATATCCAAAACTTTATTCTGGTGTCCTTTAACAGATATTATCTCAGGATTATTGTTTGATATATGCTGGAGCCAATCCCAATTTAAATAAAATCCAGGATAAGATTTATACCAGAAACAAACATGCATGTCACCCATAATTCCATGGAGATCCATATCTGTATCAGAATTTTTATCCCACTGCATACGGACTGCTATGTCCCAATCATTTGGTATATTAGGCACATCCGGATCTGGTACTGGTTGACTAGGATCAATTGTAATTTCTTTACCTTGTATGTACTCCAAATCAATTAAAGCCTGTCTGCTGTTTCCACTTTTATTATGCAAAATAAAAGAAATAGGAGTATTGGCATTTACCTTATAGTAAGTATTAAAGTATTTATGCTCCCCTATTTCTTTTGTAGTGGCACTGTCTATTATTTTATTTTTATTTATTACCAGGCTGTATCTATCTTCTTTTTTCCATCCTGTTTGATTCAGGTGTAATCCTGTTAAAAACACATCTTTATCAAAGATAAAGTCTTTCTTATAGTCCTTTATAATTGCAGGTATGTCGATCATTCCACCTTCAACTTGTTGTGTTCCATCATACTTATACAATAAGAATTGCTCTATCCTATTTTTAAGCCCTTTGTATTTTTCATCAGGTAATAAATCTTCTATTTCACTTAATAATGATTCAATATCTCCTGTATCTAGCTGTGGATATTTGTTTCTCATTGCATCATCTATTAACTTTAGTAAGTTAAATCTTAATTCAGTTTCCAGTTCATCAAAATTTATAACATACCTCGGCAAACTCATACTGCGTCCTCCAATATATTAAAATCTACCCACAATATTTTAGAAGATCCACTAACATTATTAAACATAAAGTCTATTTTCTGACCTGCAGCTACTGGATAAAACACATTAAAGAACTTATTTTCTCCATACTCTTTAGTCCTGACACCAGTAAATAATGTAGTATCTCCTGCTTTTAAATCCCATGTATCTTGAAAATTCCAGGCTGATTGAGAATATGTTATACCAGTAATTTTTCCCTTTTCAGGTACCTCAAATTCTATAGTATAAACTCCTGTGGTTGCTGGTATTTGAAGCATTTCTCCATATATTTTTTGTACACCACTTATGCCTAAATTGCCTGAAAGAGCATCCAATTTAACTCCAAGAGCATTTAATGCTGCTATTAAATCATTATAATTTACACCCTGTATTTTATCTCTTATTTGGGTAAGCAAATCTTCAATTTTATCTGTAGGAACTGTTATGCTCCCTATATCAACTTTAACTCCATTTTGTAAATAATCCTTTATTGCATCTGCTAACTCATCAAAATTTATAACATAACTTGGTAGGCTCAATTGAATCACCCCTAAACATAATCTATATTGTCAACCAGGTTGTCTGAACCTTTATTAATTTGTATTGTCTTTGTGCTGCCATCAGGATATGTTGTTTTAATCCTATATACTTTTCCATTGCTATCTCTGATAAGTTCCTCACTCCATTGGTCCGTTCCAGTTCCATATATACATTTAACTACTTTCTTTGTATTAGAATCTCTCACAAGCTGTACAGGATATTCTGCAAGCTCTCCACTGTAAGGCTGGTCCCCTGTATCTATGGATATTTTATTTTTAAGATTTCTTTTTCTAAGTTCCTGGTCTAATACATAGACTACAGGCTCCCTAAAATTCTTAAACCCACTTCCGGACATGATTAACTAGCCTCCTTCATAACGCCAGAAGCAAGCAGTTTAGGTATTAGATATATTGTATTTTTGTCTCTCATACCTTCCAATTGTAAAGTATCTTGATAGCCATCTGCCGTTACTTCCGTATCTATACCAACAACTAAATAATATCCTGGATCTGTGTTGTCTCTCAAAAGTTTAACTACCTGGCCTAGGTCAATATTCTTATTTCCCTTACACGGCAATATGGTAAGTGGAGTACTTTTTCTCCAATACTCTAGGAACTGCCAACCTGCTACTGCTTTTCTTTTTTGCTGTGTATTTGCTAGAGGATTATCTACTATTTCATACCACTTTTCACCGTTGAGATATTCGGTCATACTTGGATCTTCAAACTTGTCAAAAACAGTTTGAGTCTTATCACCATTCTTTACATCACAGGTAACTTTTAATATGTTTTTCATTAATGAAGCATCTCTTCCGGCATCATCTGAAGAGTTATTTGAACTATCTTTATAAACCCAGTCAAAATGGTTTTTATCTCCACCACCTTCTATATAAGACGGATACTGATCTTCCAAAATAATAGTTCCACTTTTGCTGCATCTAATAGCTGCATGCATTGTCTCTAAAAAATTCTGTATAACATCTGCATACACTGTGCCTTCAGCTATCTTTAAATTGGATATGCTGTAATTATCTCCTCCTGCTTGATAAAAGTTAAGTCCTGCTCTTCCTACTAAATCTGCAATTACATTTACTGCAGTAGTAGCACCATAAACTATATCTTCATTTGTGGCATTTAAAAGCCTATAGAACATATCGTGACAAGTTAATGTGATAGTCTTATCTCCTTCATTATAGTTATATTTCTTTATAACTCCTGAGTATTGAATCAGATCATCAAAATAAATCTCAATGTGTGCATAGTTGTCAATTATTCCTGTGTTGCCCCCCTTAAATGCTGCTAGTGGAAGTTTTTCGTATTCCATAATTATAGTAGACTCTGTAACCTGGGTATCTTTAGCCCTGTTTGTTTTTATGCTTGTAAGGCTGTTTCTCACTGTAATCTTATCTGCATCACTTGTACCATAACTTACATAGCCTGCCTTTTTGTATATAGTTACGCTAGAGTCCATCATTATCACTCACCCATCCAGAAACATCATGATTGCAAAGCATCTCAAGTGATATATAATATATATCTCCTTCAATTGTTGTATCCAGATCAAATTTATTTTGAAGATAACCTTTATACATTATTCCAAATTCATTTATTAAAGTTAACCTCTCGCTGTATCTTTTAACAAATTCCAGATACTTCTGTGCATTTATCTGGGTTTCTGAATCTGTATCACCTTTAATTTGAAAAGCAGCTGTAAATTCAATTATACAATCTGATTTGACGTTATCCTGAAATTGGCTGTAACCAGAAACAGTTCTTACGGCCTTTCTAAAATAAGCAGGACGAGGAGGTTTATAATTTGTTATTGCTGCACCTGTATCTGCACCATCTGAATACAAAAGTTGTATATTAAATTCATTAAGTCTAGATATATCCAAAACAAGCCACCTCCTAATCCCTTATAACATCATTCATGAAAAAGTCAACCAAACCATTTTTTAATGAACTCTTAGTCATTGATTTTACCTCACTGGTAAGTTTTGCAGTACCTTTTTCTCCTGTATCTGCTACAGTTACATAAAGTGTTATCTTAGGATCAAAATTAAGTAATTTACTAGAGCTTAATTTGCTAATTTTACTCAACCCTTGCTGCTGAGAACTTCCATAAGCTCCACTTAATGCAATGTCGTCCAATTTAGGTCTTACACTGCCTAAACTTTTAATACCATTTGCTAATCTTGCAAGTCTATTTTTAATAGGACTCTGCATCTTATCTAACCCATTTATATATCCTTGTCCTGTATTAATACCATATCCAGTAAAAAATGTTGACGGTGAATGTATACCTAGATCTGATTTAAACGTATTTTTTATAGAACTTGCTATAGATGCCACTTTATCTTTTATTTTGCCGGCCACACTGCTTATGCCATTAAATAAACCTTCAAAAATAAATTTACCTATAGCTTTCATATCTGCACCTAAGTTTTTAAATATCATTTTCCATCCCTGTGCTGATTTGGAAAGGAAATCTCTAAATTCATCAAAAGCAATCTCCCATCCTTTTATAGATTTAGAGAAAAAGTCACCAACGGATGCAAATATATCTTTTATAGCTTTTCCAAAAGCAGCTGCATATTTTTTACATGCGTCCCAATGCTTTATAACTTCATAAACTATCAATCCTAAACCAGCTATAATTCCTATGGTTATTACTACAGGTGGAGTAACCAATCCAGGTAATGCGGTAAATATACTTGCAGCTTTTTTCAATCCTCCAAATGCTGTTCCTACTTTTGAAATACCGGTTATTAGTTTAGGAAAAACTCCTATTACTTTAGTGATTGCTGGTCCAAATTTTGAAAACGCCCCTATAACTGTTGAAGTTGATGTTATTATTTTGCCAAACACAATCATAACAGGTCCAAACGCAGCAGCCATGACTCCGGCATAAACAATAATAGTTTGAATTGGCCTTGGCAAACTAGAAAATGCATTGACCAAAGCAGATATAAAATTAGCAGCTTTTTTTATTCCAGGAGCTAAAACATCTCCTATCCTTATTCCTGCTGTTTCCAAGCTTCCTTTCATTGCCTCTATAGATCCTTTTAAGTTATCTTGCATTGTATCTGCCATTTCTTTAGATGCACCGTCACAATTTTTTAACTCCTTTGTAAGATTATTAAATTTCTGGGGTCCTTGATCTACTAAAGCTAACATACCAGACATAGCTTCTTTACCAAACAAAGTTTCCATAACACTTGCTTTTTGTTGCTGGGTAAGTCCTTTTGTCTTATCCTGAAGCTGTTGTATAACTTGTCCAAGTGGAATCATTTTTCCATTTGCATCAAAAAAATTCATTCCCAGCTGTTTCATTACTTTTGATGCTGCTTTAGTCGGACTTGCAAGATTAGTTAATGCACTTCTTAATGTAGTACCTGCCTGACTTCCTTTTATACCTGCATTACTCAGTAGTCCTATTGCTGCACTTGTGTCTTCAAAAGAAATTCCCAGTGAATGTGCAACTGGAGCTATGTATTTCATAGCTTCCCCTGTATCCGTAATTTCAGCATTTGTATCTCCAGCTACTTTTGCTAATACATCTGCAACATGCGTTGTTTTATCAGCTTCCATTCCAAATCCTCTTAAAGAACTACTTGCTATATCTGAAGCCGTCCCTATATCAACACCTCCTGCAGCCGCAAGACTTAACATTCCGGGCATTGCACTCATTATCTCATTGTTTTTAAAGCCAGCAGAAGCTAAATTTTCCATACCCTCAGCAGCACCTGAAGCACTAAAAGACGTATCCGCCCCCAGCTGAATTGCTTGATCTCTTAATTTTTGAAACTCATCCCCTGTAGCACCTGAAATAGCCTTAACTTTAGACATTCGAGCTTCAAAATCCATACTGGTTTTCACTGCTGCAGTTCCAACTCCAACTAGAGGAAGTGTTACAGCCTTAGTTGCAACAGAACCAACACTTTGCATTGCACCTCCAAGACTTTGAATTCTACTCTCTGCAGAATTATTAGAATTCATAAACTGTTTCATCTGCTCTCCTGCACTGCTTAAACCACTTGTAAATCTTGAAGTATCTAATTCCATAAAAGCAACTACAGATCCTGCATTTATTGCCAAATACTCACCTCCCCCCTTAATTTTGAGTACAAAAAAAGAATCACAATTAAGTGATTCTTCTTCCTTATACTCTATTAAACTATTTCAGCTTTTAATCGCCCTATATCCAGCTGCCTCTGCTTCTTCTATCGTCCTAAAATAGACATTATTACTTAACTTTTGCATTTCCTTAGCATAATATGGATCACCTGGCAAATGATATATTTTACTATCTGTATCACCTATAATAGCAGGTTTCCCATTATTATCTATGTAAGGCTGTTTTTTAGAATCATCACTAGCTGATGATGTACTTAATGTTTTCGTAGCAACATCTTTCTCCAATGTACTCAAATCATTTTGTAAATTCACAAGTCCGTCCTGTAAATTCTTGTCCTGAGAAATTGGTATACTTACATATTGACCACTTGTAGGATTTGAAGGAGTTACACTTCCACTCACTGTTGGTGGATGCCAACTTGATGCAGTATATCTATCTTTCTGATCTTTAAAATACGCTTGTTCAGAACTGTAATCTGAATAAGCAAGCATAAAAAATAATAGGAAACACAAAATAGCAGGAAGGCCATACCCTACTCCAGCCTGCCACTTTTCTTTAAATAATATAGGTTTAATTATCATAGATTTTACTAACATTATTAAAAATACAAGTCCAATAGTATAAGCTATCCACATAATAGTGCTCCTTATGCCAAATAATACTTTATTTGTATAATATACTATATTATATCATATATTCTTAATAATTTGTTCATATTATAAGGGATATAGTCGTTTTAAAGTGGCTTATTATGCTTCATCATCCACTCTATAGTAGATTTATTGTCATTGCTAATATGTTTTTCTTCATCTTTCCATTTAGGAGTTTTAGGCTTTTCAGCCGACAGCTCACTTAAAATATAGGAACATGCTTCATCAAAACAAAATGCATCATAACTATTTTCTATGTTTAAAATTTGACTTGGCCTTATTTTGTATGTCCTTGCCATTGCTATTATTGAGATTATCCTTTGATGCTGTACGAAAGGATTTTAAACCCTCTACCCCCTGCTGGCTATATGCCCATAATTCAAATCTCTGTGTATCAGTCAATTCTAAATTTATCTCTTTAAGTTGCTTTATACTTGGCTCTACTAATGTATTTTCACAAATTATATCAATGACTTTTCCATACTCTTTTAGATCTATTTGATCTATCTTATCCTGATAAAAAAGCCTTCTAGCTACACCTAAAAGCTGGTTAGGTATTTGTCCACTTTGACATAATCCTAAAATTGAAAGCCTTTTTACTCTTGCACAAAAAGGCTTAGTCCCTGAAAAAGAACTTAACTCTATTATTTCTGTAGACATATTTTTTAATTCTTCAATACTTGTTACTTTTAATTCATCCATTTAAATTCCCTCCTATGCTGTAGTAAATTCAACTGTTACAGCTGTTGTATTTCCAGTTCCATCAGCTTTTCTTATAGCTGATGCAGTGGCCTCATATGTTACCCCTGCAACTATTGAAGTTGGTACAAAAGTTATTACTTTCTTAGCTGTATCCATTGTTACACTGCCCGAAACTACTGAACCATCTGATTTTTTAGTGACTTTAAAATTGGCAGCTGTCACATCTGCATCATTCACAGCATCAGCAAAAATCCATGTTACCCTGCAGTCAGTTCCTACAGTAACTCCTGGGGTACCTGTAGTCGAATCAGGACTCGTTGGAGCTGGAGGACTTGGTACTGTTACTGTAGTAGGAGTTGTTCCTCCTGTAGAAGAACTTGATGAATTAGGCAAACTGCTTACATATGATATATATATTGGCTTTTCTCCCTTCTTAGGTCTACTTGTACTTTCAAACTCTGGTACATAAAACTTTCCATCTTCAAATTTAAATTCCACTGGCGTACCTTTATTATGTCTAAAACTAAATTTAACATATTGAATAGTTGAAGAATCATAGTCTTTCTCTTCTGAATATAAATTTAATGTAAATGGTACTTTGTTTACTGCAACTCCAATTTCAGGACCTTCATAGCCACTGCTTGTCATAGTTCCACCATCTACTAAACACATTAGCTCTGGTGGAAAAGTATTATCAGTTAGTTTTACGTTATATCCAATGCAAATGTCTTCAGTTCGATTCATTGCAATTATTCTATTTTTAACTCTAAGTATATCTTCTTTACCTTTGCTTAAATCAGGTTTTACATCAGCTTTTTCAGCAGTATCAAAATAGTAAGTCTGTCCAGTATCTTCATTAATGATCTCTGCTAATGCTATGTTTGCTATTGGCATACCTTGAATTTCAGTTCCTGACATTAATTATCTACCTCCTTAGTCTTTGAAATGTTTGATATTCTATTGATTGTGTATATCCATTCACACTATCATCTAAAATGACAGGCATGATATTTCCTGTAGGTCTTATATATTCTTTTAATTCACTTAAAAAGTTTTGTATCTGTACTGTATAAGGTTCCATGTCTGAATAATTACTTCTAGGGCAATAAACAATAACATCCAAAGTTTGTGAACCTATTTGATTGCTACCTTGAAATCCTGTAGTACCTGTATTTTTTACTACTGTATAAGAAGATGTACATTTTCCTTTGTGTTGACTTGGACTATATACATCTATGCCTTTACTCTTTAGAAATAAAAAAACACGTTCCCATACGGTACGTGGTATATATGTTCCATTTATATAATCTTCCAGTATATCTCCCGGGACTGCATACTTAAAGTTAATTTCTGGCATAAAAGCACCTACTTTCCAAGTAAATTAGCCATTCCAGTTATAACTTCCGGTGTAAGTTTTCTTACTGTTGGTCTAAGAATAGCATATTTACCCTCATTTCCCAGTTCTAACTGGGCAAAAGAAGGACTTACCTCCATTCCAACTTCATTATCTGTACTTTTTCCTTTTGCATGAGCTAGTTCAAGGTATGGAGAATACTCCATATTTCCGGCAACATAAGCACTACACTTACTTTCATCTTCCCATTTAAATCCACCTTTTATAGTTTGTCTTGCATTGCCAGTCCTATTTTTCCAAGGAGCATTATTTTTAGCATAGCCTTCCATCTTTTTTCCTGCACTATCACAATAAACTCCTACAGCTGATCTCATTCTATTGTTTACTTCTCCATTTTTAGCAATTTTTCTTAGTAAATCAGTAGCATCAAATTTAAATCCAGACATATGGCTCACTCCATCCTTTTCAGATAAGTATCCCAAACAATATCTTCTATATTGCCTTTATCAATTATTTCATACATTACGGCATCCAATTTAAAATAATCATGCTCCTCTATCTTATTAACTTCATCATCAACTATAAGCAAAAATCTGTCCTGATAATTTCTATTAAGATTTGCAGCATCTGAACTATCATTAACTAAATTAATGGAAGTACTTCCTGTATGATAGTATCCTTTTACTGTACAAACATAGTCATCATCACTTTTTTCTTTAAAAACATTATCATCCTGCCTTAAAATTTTTACTTCTTTCATAAAAGGAGTTATTTTTCTTACAAGCTGCCTTCTTATTCTCTGCTTCCTAGTTTCATTCCATCTCATTGTCCATCAGCCCTTTTCATGCTTGTATTATAAGAAGTAACTGGCTTGAACTGCTTTGCAAGCCCTAACCAATATTCTCTGTTACTTTTTAACGTTATTCCTGATATTATCAATGCATCATCTGCTACTGCTTTCTTTAAGCAGCCTTCATAGCTTGCTGCTTGTACATCTCCACTGTTTTTATCTAACAAAAGCTGCAGATCTTCATCATCAAAATAGGAATACTCCTTCTCTTGAAGATTAAATTTTAATATTTCTAAATCAGTAGCCATAATTTCACCTGCTTACTTATCAGCAGGAGGAGGAGTTTGTTGGCCATTTCCCTGCCCAGGCTGTTGTGTTTGAACTGGTGGAGTATAACTTATATATCCCTTATCCTGCAATTCTTTTAAATCAGATTCTCTTATCTTTAGCTTTTCTCCAACTTTTTTAATGTCAGTATCATATTTCATATTAACCTTTGCAGTTACCTCAATCATATTTTCTTTTTCCTTAGCTGCTGCCATTTATATCAATCCTTTCTAAAAAAATAATAGAGAGAATAACTCACTCTATTTTATAGTTGCAAAGAAACATTCATCTGCTCTATCAAATGAAGGTATGCCTAATTGTGATACTTTTGTTTCAACTGTTACTGGATCTTCTTGTACTTTGGTTGTTATAGCAACACCTGTATTAACTATTGAAGTATCAAGTTTACCTGTACCATAAATCTTATCGGCTTCTTCAGGAGTTGTGCCATAAACTGTATTTCCCAAAGAACCATCTGGAATTAAAGTAACCTCAGTATCATTATAATAGCTTTTTGTTGAACCATCCTCTGCTATAAACGTTCCGTTTAATAACCCTACAGATAAATTAAGTTTGGTATTTAAATAATTAATTATATCTGTATCTGTAACAATTACAGCTCCAAGATTTCTTGCCATTAATTCATTTTTTATAGCTGTATTACCTTTAATATAACCTAGCACTGTATCTGTAAATAAGATTCTTGTAGGCTTGCCATATCCATCATCAGTTAATACTTTTGACCATCTTATTAAATCACCTACAATATCAGCAGCAGGATTATCCCAAGTAGCAGTTCCAGTCAAAACTTCTTTATGATTAGCTGGAATATTATAATCAACAACTATATCTCCATCTGATGTTGTTATATTAACTTCACCAGTTTGCAACAACTGCGCTCTCATTCTCCTCATTTGAACCTCTGCACCATCAACTAAATTTTGATAATTATTATAAACTTGTGATGTAAGCTGTTCTACTAAATTTTGATTATTAGATTGCATTGCAAGCATTAACATTTGCCTATCTTTTTCTTTTATTAAAACTGATTCCTTAAAGAATGGCATTTCCTTTTTCTCTAGATTTAAACTTGCATTTAATGCTCTTGATTTAACAGCTACATCAAAAGCAGATAGTCTAAGTGCCACAGGTTTTTTCTTAGATCCTTTTGCTAATTCTATTTCAGTACCTAACTGCTTGGTTGCTGGAAATAAAACTTTATCAATTGTAGTTTGTGGTGGTAAGTTTTGAATGTATAACGCTATTTCTTGCGAATTTATAAATTCTTCTAAAGTCATTTATATTCCTCCCCTATAAAAATTTAATCATGTTTAATGCTGTTTTAGCTGCATCTGCTGGTGAAACTGGTAATTTGGACGTATCAACGAATCCAAATATAGTTACTGGAACCACTTCAGTACCCATTGAATTATTAAAATTTACATCTTCATAGACAATTCCATATGCAGTGCCATCATTTACAACTTTTCCTGTAGAATCAATAATTGTTCCTGCTGGTAAAATACCATTAGCGTTTAGAGTAGTTGCTGTTTTTGCGACTTTAAGATCCTCATTCAAAAAATATTGACTGTATTTTAATATATTTACTTGCGAACTTCCAATTGTGGTTGTACTTTGTCTCATTCTTAAAACCTCCTACTTAAAAAATTTATTTTGTTCTTCAGTATTGGTCATGGCTGCAGCCTTTTGTTTTGCAAGTCTTTCCCCAAGATGTGTAATTGTTGGCTGCCTGTCTTTAGCACCACCCGTTTCAAAGTGTCCGGTACCAGGTACTTCTTTTTCAAAAAGATACTCTCTCTCTTTTTTCATAGGCTCAATTTGTTCATTAATACCAACTACTTTTCCATCATCTGAAAGCTTTATATTGTCATAGTTAATAAGTTTCATTGCTAGTTCAATATCTTTAACTTTAGATTGCTTTAAAGCTTCTTTAACTGCTGTATCAAGCTTAATTTTGGTAAGTTTAGCTTCATAATCTTTAGTAGCAGTTTCATTTTCCTCTTTAAGCCTCTTAATCTCAGTTGTAAGATCCTCATTGCCTTTAGCTTTCTCTGTTAAAGTTTCAAGCTGTGTATCCCTATCTTTTAACTGTTTTTTATAATCCTTGATAGAATTATTTGCAGTATCAAGTTTAGATTTTTCAACATAACCAGTACTGTCCACAAAATCAGTATCTTTATATTTATTTCTAGTTTCCTCTGGAAGTGCTTTAAAAGCCTCTTCTCCTATAATCTCATTTAATTTTGGCATTACTTTTGTCCTCCTTTTTATTTATCAAATTATTAATTTTATCCATGATTTCATGTTTTACTTCATCAGGAACTCTTTTATCTTCCATGACTTCTTTCAAAATATTTGTAAAGCCATTGAATGCGTCAGTCCCTGTAATATCTACTTTTGCAGATAAATCTTTGGGCATTAACATCACCTCATTTCTTACAAAAATAAAAAGCCTTATTTCTAAGACTTAAATCCTACCTCTTTATTTTTAATATTCTTATTAATTGCTATTGCTTGTACTTTATTAAAATCTACCCATGCAGTACCATCATCATCTTTAATCTCATAACATTTATAACTCTCATTTGTTTTGCCATTTTTAAAATTACAATAAGCTTCTTTTAATCTTAAGCATTCATTTTTAGTCGCAGTGCCCTCTATACACTCACCACTATCAAGCCATATTATATAGTTTTCCATAACAAACGCTCCCTATTTCAAGTAAAATAAACGACTGTTTTATTTACTTGAATTTAATAATTATATAGCATACGCACTTAAACCATTCTTTAGTAAATATACTCGGTAAAGATTTCAAAATAAATTTTTATTTATCTTTTACCGTTTTGTTTACTATAAATCATATTTTTCTCTAAGTTCCTGCATTATTTCTTTATCCTCCTTAACTATTTCATCATACTTCTTTTGTAATTTTTCTATTTCTTTTAGATTTTTTCTAATTCTGTCATCTTTATAAAAAGAGGTATATTCATGTTTACAGTATGGACAAGTAAAGAAAACTCTCTGAACATTATCATTTATCCACTTTGTTTTAAGCTTTTTGATTTTAAACGACTTTCCACAGGAATCACATTTTATTTCTGGCATTTTTAATGCTTCTTTCAAACTGTTTTTCATAATACCTCCTACGAACTAAAATAATCACCATATTCTTTGTACCAATTATCTACCACACTATCTGAACTTCCATTAACCCAATTTCTCAATCTAGAACCTATATTTTCTAAACTATCATCAAGTAAGGGTTCCTGATAACACAGTCCATTTGGATGATCCATAGGACAATCTTTAAGTGAATAGACTCTTCCATCCCTATCTTTACATAAAGAACATGTTCTGCCTGCTGCAAATACACTATGCCATTTAATCTTTGTTGTAAATGGGTTTCTTTCACAGCTTCTAAGCATTGCTAAAGTATATGCATGACTTATTGAAGTCCTTGCAAGTCTCTGAGCACAATAATCAATTGTTTTTGAAGTACCTGGATAAACTTTTTTCCAATTCCAATCTTTTTGTGCATCCGGATTTACATATGTCTGAAGATCCTGAGCTAATTCATATGCACTTTTCTTTTCTGCAATGCCTTTTTGAATTATATAATCAATATCACCATTAACCTTAGTATCATTAAACCAAATTCTCCTTGAAAGTCCTCTGCCATCTTTGTATATGTTGCCTTTAACAAGTTCCTTCACTACATCACTAGGTACTTGAGAAAACATATTCGTGAATGATTTACTCATTCCTAATCCATATCTCATATTAATCTGGTCAAAGAAATCTAGTTGTATTGCGGTTGCATATTCAGCGCTACTTTTCACGTTTTCTTCAATAATAGATTTTAACATTTTATTTATTTCTTTAACTTTTGCTCTTACAGCTTTACTATAATCCTTTAACCATCTCTCTGTTAAGCTTCCTTTTCTGGCCTTATTCGCTTTGATTTTCAAATCTTTAGCAGCTTCTTTATATAAATCTCTAATTTGTCTAAACTGATTTATTGTGAGCTTATCTCTGTTTTCCCTTGCTTCTTTAATTAACCTTTGGTACTCATTCATTTAAATTACCATCCTGAATTGACTGCATTTGGTCATTTTCAGCTGCAGTTATATCGCTTATTTCCTGAATTATCTGTGTATATTCTCCCTCTACATCTTCAACATCACCATAGGTTTTAATATAATCCTTGTGACTTCTTACATTGGCTTGAACCTCTTCTATTGCAGTCTTCTTCTTATCGTCTATATCATCAGGTATAGGATAATTATGTTTAAATAAAATGGTATAAGAAATACTTAGCCACTCATCTTTAAAAGCAGCATTATAGCTATATTTAGCAGACTTAATTATAAAACTTATCAGATTTTTAAAAACTGGTTCCCAATCACTCCATTTTTCTTCGCATCTTGCAATTAAGTCATTATACATATACTTCATAGCTTTTGCACTTGGAATATTGCTTAAATCCTTAATATTGGGCATGTCTAAAATATCTCTCATGTCTTTATCAATTCTATCAAGATAATTATTTGCTGCTTCAGCATTGCCCATATTATATTCAAGTCTCTGGATGATTGCCTGCTTACCATTTTCATTAGCCGTATTTTCTGTTTTTATAGCATGTAATGCATTAGGGGCTATAGTTAATTTATTTACGTCATCTTCATTACCATCAATAACAGCCTCTGCACCAAACATTTGAAATCTTAATGCATCTGCATAATCAGAATTCTTTTTATTATATAAAGTTTGCGGTCCCTTTAGATCTTCAAGGTCACTTTCACCAAAATCATCATTAAGTTCTCCACCATTTTTTATAAGCCAGCATGGAATAGTATCGAAACCTGTATTCTGGGTAATTTCTTCAGTGGGACTGCTTAAATCATTTCCTGAATAAGTTTGCTTTTTATAATATGCTTGAACCGGTGAATTCTCATTCTCTCTATCATAGTAATAAGTATGAATATAATAAATCTTTTTAGTATCATCCTGCTGGAACACATTGTCATCATCTTCTTGAAAGAAACTCACCTGAAGCAGATCACCGTTTTTTTCTTTATAAGAGAAATCTTCTATGTTCTCATACTTAATTGATATTGGAGTTCCTGGATTAATTTCCAGCCTTAAAAGCACCCTTTTCTTTATAGTACTCATAAGAAAAGCCTTTCTTGTATTTTTCCAGAACTTATTGTCCTCAAGTATATCATCAATAAATTTTCTTAATTCTTCGCAACTATCTGTATCTTTAGTATTATCTGGTTTAATTGTTATTATAGGTTGTACACCAAACATAAATCTAGCTTGCTTTTTAAGTAATGGCTTAACTTTATTTCTTATGTCTTCCGTTGGCTCATAGTCTACATTATCATTGTTTTCCCAACTTTGACCTAAGAACACTTTATCAGCTTTGGCAAGTTTCTTGTTTATACATTTACCTTTATAAAAAATATAATCCTTGAGAGCCCTTCTTCTTTCCTTTTTTTCTATAGGTGGTAATTGCAGTAATGTTTCCCTTACATCATTTATCACTAGAATACAGCACCCCCTTTCCTTTGTTGGTTAAGTTTAATAGTTCCATTTCCTTTATTGTAGACACTGTCTGCATACTTTTGTTCTTTAATATCAGCAACCTCATATCCATCTAATCCATACCATATAGCTGAAAATGTATGTGGATCAATATTAAATTCATCCTCTATGATTTCTTCATTTTTATCCACTGCATAAGTCAGATCTTTCAATTCTTCTATGGTATTAGTACAGTTATCAGAACATATTATCTTCTTGAACCTCTTTACTTTTTTAGTATTTTGAAGCCTTGAACCTTGAAACTTCTTAGCGCCACGCATATTAAAGCCTTGCTGCTTATAATATTTTATAGTCTTTGGCTCTGCACAATCAGAATAAATAAGCTCTTGAGTATTTTTAAATTCAGCTATTTCAATGGCGGTCTTATCATCTGTCATTTGATTTTTGTAATATTCCCAATAGATATAAAGTATTTTGTTATCATCATCAATGCACATTCTTACAATAGCGTTATATGAAGTTTCAAAACCAAAGTCCATGCCAACTCTTTTAATTGAATTCTTTATATTGCCTATAGACTGGAGTACTGCATAATGTGGAGCAACTTCAAACTGTGGAAGTACTCTCCTTCCATTTACACCAAATTTGCCTTTACGTGCTATTCTATACAAATCAGGATCATAAGTTTTTAGTTCATCAAGCTGCTCTGTATAACTTTGGGGCAAAAATAAATTATCATCAGCAGTTGAATGATGATAATATGTGTTGTTTCTTATGACTATTCCTTTTTTATAAAGTTCTTCATCATCAAGTATGAATATTTTCTTTTTGTCATTTCTGAAAAAGTGCTTATATGCCCAATTATCCTTACTTACAGGGTTAGTTGAAAGTATCATATGCAATGATAGGCTTGGATGCCTTAAACGTCCTAAAAGTTCCTTAAATCCGGCATATTTAACCTCTGAGCATTCCTCTATCCATACTATAGAAACATTATTTATAGATTTAAGTTTTGAAGGTTTATCCATGCCCTTGAATATTATCTTAGAGCCATTAGGGAACTTAACCTGCATTGGTGATGTTACGCACTTTATTTTATCATCTAGTCCCATATCAGTTATTATTTCTTCAAGGAGCGAATAGCAGCTGTCTCGTATAGTATCAAATACTTCTCTAACCACAAGTGCAGTTCTTTTCTCCTGCAGTAATTTAAGTATTAATTTTAATGCCACATGGTAGCTCTTTGATGATCCATAGCCACCAACTAAAAAATAAAACTTATAATCCCAATTAAAAATAAAATCTTCAAAGTGAGGATTGACTTCCTTTTCTACAGCCATTATTCCTCGCCCTTTCGTTTTATTATTATTTTTATTGGCTTATCTTTATCAGGGTTTTTAACCTTATCAACATCTGCCCTAATTTTTTCTATTCTTATTTTCTGCTCTTCAGTTGCCAAATTCCAATTTGCATGAAGCATATCATCATATCGTTTTATAAGCTTTTCTAATGTATTAAGTGCATTAGATTGAGTATTTATTAAAGTAGCCTCTCTATCACCTGCAAATTGAATTTCATATTCCTTTTCCCAACCATCAGAATTTGTCCCACTAGATTCTTTTTCTCTTTTAAGTTCCTTATTAATATCATTTTTATTTTTTACATGCATTATTTTTTGCATATAAATTACTCTAGCCTCTTGCAAACAAATACTTCTCCATAACTTTTCAAGTGGATCTTCCTCATCTAGTTCTTCCATTATGTTTTTTACTGCAAGAGGAATTCTTTTACTATAATTGCCATAGGTAAACCTATTAACATTACCTAATGGAGCACCTCCACTGTTGCCAATAGCATTTTTATTTCCAGTAGGAGCACCTACTTTCTTTTTTATTTTTTCTTTCCATTTATCTCGGCACTTCCACGCTGCTATAGTTCTCTTATCCTCCTTTAGTAGAGCAGCTATCTCTTTATTAGTAATATTTCCTTTATATTTTTTATATATTTCAAAAGCCTTACTCCTGTTGGGATTTCTTTGTTTTGTCATATATCATCACTCCTTTTTAAGCAAAATAAAAAAGCTAGAATTAAGCACTAGCTTTTTTACTCATTTCATCAACTGCTTTATACAATGTTGGTTTTGTTATACCAAACATATCACATATATCCTTTAGTGGAGTTTTCTTTTGGCTATACAAATCATATATAGCTTTTTTCTTAGCCTGATCTAATTTCGGTCTTCTACCACCCTTTCTTCCCCTAGCTCTTGCTGCCTCTAATCCTTCTCTAGTTCTTTGGCTAATTAAGTCTCTTTCAAATTGGCTTATTCCAGCCATGAAAGTAAACATTAATTTCCCCTGTGGTGTGGTAGTATCTAACCAACTTTCCTTTAAGCTTTTTATATTAGCACCTTTTTTCTCTATTTGTTCAACCAAATTGAATAAATCCTTAGTACTTCTACTTAGCCTAGTAAGATCCATAACTAACACAACGTCATTTGGCCTTAATTTATCTAATAATCTATTTAACTCTGGTCTATCTGCTTTTGTACCAGTTATTTTCTCTTGTATTATTTCCTCTGCACCTGCTTTAGTTAAAGCATCTAGTTGTCTATCTAAATTTTGCTCTACTGTACTTACACGAGCATATCCTAATATCATAAAAAACACCGTCCTTCAATAATTACTATACTTATATAGTAATTTAAACGGTATTGTTTGTCAATATATTTACTTTAATTATTTTACTTATTTTTTTACTCAACAAATGGCTTAATTTCGTTATGTGTAAATATTTGTATCTTAATAAAATAAACGTAGATTTTTTTTACTAAAAGTTGTGTCGACTACCCAGTCAGTTTTCATTGTAGTAATTGCAATGTTTTTATTGTAGTAGATGTTACGTTAAGCATTGTACCTATAACGCGTTAGCACCACCTAATTGAGTTGAATCAAACCCCTTTTTTGACCAACCCTCAGGGTTATTTTTCCAACAAAAAGTTAAATCACTGTTAACCCATTGATATTACTAGGTTTTTATGATCTATTGGAATTTTTTAGAATACGTAATAACAGGGAGGATTACTGATATCTTTTTTTAGGTGCATATATTGGTAAGATTTTTTCATTTTACTTTAAATAAGCACCATTTTATTTTTTACGCATTATATATCTTCATCAGCAATTTTTGCTGCATCCTCTTTCATCTTTTCTTTTATACCCAAATACCTTTTTGTTTCCTCTACTGACTGGTGATTTAATGCAATTCTTACTTTTTCTAAATCTCCACCTGACTCTTCATATATTATGGTGGCGTAAGTTTTACGTGGACTATGTCCACTTATATTTTTAAGACCTATGCTCTGCCCTACTCTTGTTAAAATCGCACTAAATGATTTTTGTTTTATTGGCTCCAATCCATTTTTAGATTTATTAGAAGGAAAAGCATATTCAAGCCTTTTTTTACCTTTAACATAGTTACTTAAATATCTTTCTAAATTATTACCTATATAAACTTTTCTCTTATCGGGTTTCTTTTTATTTGGATACCTATGTAAATTTGATACCCACTGGTTATATTGCTTATGCTCTTGAATTAAAAAATAACCATCTTCTAACGCATCTTTTATTTGTCCAATTGTAAGTGTGACCAGATCCTGCATTCTATACCCAGTTGCTCTGGCCAATATAAATAGCATTAAATTTCTTTCGGCATATCTTTTACTATACTCAACTAATTTCTCTTTAAACCTTTGATATTTATTTTTTGGTATTGGTGCTGCAGTTCCTTTTTCCCAGTTTCGAATTTTCTTATCCATTATCTCACCTGTCTTAAAGCACTTTTATGTCTTTTATAACTATGTGCATCCATAAGCTCTTTATAGTTAATACATTCTTTAATCTTAAAGTCCTGCAGTTTCTTTATATACTCTTTATCAATAGAAATTCTAATTAAATTTTCCGCAAAATGAGGATTCTTAGGAAGTTTTTTCTCTAAACACAAATCTATAAGCATTCTGGCAATACCCATATTTTTTACATGTATGCATCCTTCTTTAAATACTTTATTTGTATTTATAATCAGGTACTCACTATATACTGGAATTATTATATATTCATTTTTCTTATAGATTCGATTCAATTTATTCACTTCCTTTTAAATTTTAGTATTCAATATATAGTATAAGTTATCCACATTATGTACAATATATTGTGTATAACTATTAAAGTCTAAATTTAAGCATAATAAAAAACACTCAGAACTTAATCTAAGTGTCTTTCTTGTAAATTTCTATGATACTATAATATCACAGACTACATTATATATATCTTATATAAATCTAATATTTTTATATAATTTTTATTATACATATATAAGAGGTATCAACTTCTTTATTATTTTACTTTTCAAACAAACACAGTATACTTCATTCCTATCAATTATTTGTGCTATAACTTTAAACTGTAGCTTCTTGAAATATCTTAGATCTACTAAATTCATTTCATCATCAGACAAAGTCTCTAGTGCATTATCTATCTTCTCCAATTGGACCTTAAGTTTATGCCTCCTCACCCTCAATTGTTCTGGCTTCAATGCCTCATTCTCAACTGCACTATTAAATTTATTTGTAGGAGCCGACTTCTCTTCATATCCTATAGCCTTACATCCTGCACCTTCATTATCCAACTCTTGTAATTCTAAATCTATATTCTTAATTTCTGCTTTTATTGCTTTATAATTATATAAATTTGATTCCACACCTTTGTAATATTTTATAGCAAACACCTCTTTTCTATCAGGTTACCTTTTTGGTTACTACTTTTTAGTAACCTTTTAAGTATTGGTATATCTAGCTTTAAGAGCATTTTTTTAAAGGTTACCTTTTTGAAATACATATGGACAGAACTTTATACGTAAGTGCATGTACACTCGCGTGTATATATATATGTTTATGTAACTTAGTAACTCATATATATATATATACAGCCACGCCAGATATACCAACATTTTCAGCGGTTACTTTTTTGGTTACCTTTGGTTACCTTTTTGCATTTTTAGTAACCTACTTGTTTTTATTAAACTTGTCCGGAAATACGACTTTCTGTTCATCTTTCTCCCACTCATCCTCAAAAATATCCGGCGGAGCTATTGCCTCAAGTCCTAACTTCTTAATTTTTTTAATATCATATAAATCAAATTTTGTGGTTTTCTTATTTACTTTTACCACCTTTCCTGACGGTTTTAATAAATATCCTGCCATTTTAGCCTGCTTCTTAAAATCCTTTAGCTCCATCATTGGCTTTTTATCTCCAATGTCCTTCATGTATGAAAATATCTGGTTGTACATTTCGCTAGTTCTAATGTATATATTACCTTCATGACGATATACAGCACATTTTAAATATTCATCACTTACCCTATCATCACCAACAATCTGGTCGTAAAGTTTCAATATTTGTTCAACTTCAGAAGATGATTCCTCCCCATTGTCCAAAATTTCATTTTTAATATTTTCTACTACTGAAGTTTCATATTCTTGTATAAGATCTAAACTAAATTTACTAAGTAACTTATCCAATATAGCAATTCCAGTGCAGATATTAATTGCAGTATTTAATGGCCTATCTTTTAACCCCTCAATCTTATTAGCCTCAATATCTCTAAGATTTTTATATTCTTCTACTGACATATTCAAGACTATATCAATCAAGCTCCTACCTAGTTTATTTAAAATATCTTGATGATCTATTATCCAATTCATAGCAGTAGTATGTTCTTTAGTCCTTTCACCTTTAGAAAAGTAAACAATACATGATCTTTCATTAAGTGCTTTTTCATTATTGACAAAAGTTTGTTCACCAGCCAGTATTATAGGTCTTGTAAGAGCAAATACTGTATTACTTTTTAAGTTTCTATTACCCTTATCAATAGTGTGCCTATCATAGCTATTTCTTAAAATTTCGCTAATCATTTTCTTTTTATACTCATTCATTTCACTTGGTTTAAATTCTTCAAATAGAATTGAATAATTTCCTTCACTTAATGCTTTTTCCATAGCAAACGGCGTTGTTAACCCTATTGACTTAATATCATCCTTCGGGTAATTTAAGATAGCAGCAATCACATTTTCTAATGTTGTACTTTTACCTCCTCCACTTTCTCCAGCTAATAAAAGGTGATGAAAATTAATTCCTAGCTCCATAGCTTGAGCCACTGCAAAATTATTAATTATTGTACCTATAATGGAATAGCTTATTTTTTTAGGTACAAACTCAAATAAACATTTCATAAGTTCCTGTAATTCTTTCTTTTCTATAGGTTTTATGTCTATAATCTTAATAGTTGTGCCGCCATCACTCTTTATCTTTGGATCTACACCTTTATTTGAAATCATCCCATCTTTTGTGACAAGTTTAATCTCACCATCTTCAAGTACAAATCTAGTACCTGAATAAACTTTCGATTTTTCAAGAGCAAAATATTTGTTTATCCATGCCTTTAAGGTCATTAAATCATCAACTTTTCCCTTAAATATAAGGTCCATAGAACCAAGAAAATTTCTAAATGACTTTGGATCATCAAACACACTCACATAATCCATCTTTTCAATTATGCTACCGAAAGATGTTTTTATGGATAACTTTATACCTTCCACATCCTCATTAACATAATGTATTGCTGTAGCATCAACCACATTGAAATTGGTCATGTATATTCTTTTTTCATCTTCACCCTTAAAAGTAGTTTTATAAATTCCTAAAGAATCCTGCTGCAACTCATATTTATTTTTTAAATCTAATGACCTATTAAAAGCATTTAGTAAATCCCTTTTATCGTGTCCAGCATCTAACCAGTCTGTAACATCTTTGTTGTCCCCCATGGATTTTATACCCAGGAGGTTTATAAATTTGAATGACTTGGCTGAACTAAATAGTTTTTTATATATGGACCACTTATATCTTTCTCCGGCTTCTCCGGTATCACCGCAAATGTATAAGTATGCATTTTCATACATAGACAAATCTTTTACATTTTTAACACTGGTAGCAACATAATCACTTCTTTTAAGCATAGAGTTAAGGTTATTTACATCTTTTTCACCTTCACATATAATTATTACTTTTCCATTTTCAATACCTTGTATGGCTTCATACAGGTTATATGGGAGTTCATCACATCCACGCTTATTAATTACCTTACTGTCCTCGATATGATAGTAAGAAAGCCGTTTTTCACCTTTATCGTTCTTGAATTTGGCTTTGAAATATGCAACTTCGCCCTTATCGTTCGTAAAAGGAAATAACCCTATGAGCTTCTCTTTCCATACAAATTTCTTTATTTGCCAATCTATAAAACTCTGTACTCTTTCAGTCTGCTGCTCTTGAACACTTTTTTCAACTGTAAGTCCCAAATACTCCCGAGCTTGGTTATATGAGACCCCTTTTGTCTCTCTTATAAAGTCTATTGCGTCTCCACTTTTGCCACTTGAAAAATCTTTAAATTTCCATTTATTATTATTGCTATCAAAATAAATAGCAAAAGAAGGGGTTTTTTCATTAGAAAAAGGAGATAATATTTTATTTTCTCTATTGAATTTTTGCCCTGTAACATCTTCTATAACTTGTCTTAAATCAATGTTTTCTATATTCATATTACCCCCCCCTAACCTACAAGCTTATGAAGACTAAATATAAAGCCTTTATGTGTTTTTACTTTCTTTTTAATACATCTATTTATAGCACCTTTATCAAAACCATTCCTGACAGCTTCGTGTATGGATGGATATATTTTTATGAGTTTGCCTTTTAAAGAATATTGATATAGCTTTTTGCCATTTTTGTTTTTTAATTTTTCTCCTATAAGTTTATGATTGGTATTATTCTTAACTCTTTGTATTACAGTGCCATAATTCATATTATATTTGCCTGTACACCATTCTAAATTATCAACATTATTATTAGTTTTGTTTTCGTCTTTGTGATTTATTTGAGGCAAGTTTAAAGGATTAGATATAAAAGCCTCTGCCACCAGTCTGTGAACTTTAAATGTTTCGACTTTTGAGTGTTTACTAAGCTTTACATTAACATATCCTTTATTTAAAGTTGTCTTTAAGTCCCGTCCATTATATCTGAATATTCTGCCATCTGAATAAATAATTATTCTATTTACGCTTCTTATTTTTCCTGAATTGCTTACCTGATAATATCCTTCATACCCTGCAATATCTTTCCATATTTCTTTAAATCTATGGAAGGGGCACTTTATGTACCCCTGTCTATTAAAATGCTCTCCTGTTTCTCTTTCTATTAATTCTTTTAAGTCAATATCTTGCAGTTCCACCTTCTCACCTCTTTTCTAATGTAAAATTTAGTTGAATTGTGACTTATAAATCACTTTGCTCATATGGTTTTGGCATAGGCATCCAAGCAATCACTTCACTTATATCTGGTAATAATATATTACCTATTTCACCAAAGTGAAAAGCGTATCCTTGCTCATAACATTTTTCCATATACCACACAGGGTATCTAAGTTCTAACTGATTTCTACAATGGTCTTTAACTGTTGCGATTATACAAGTACCTGCTGGCGGTAATTTTTCACTTATTTGTATCCATTCCATAAAATAATTCCTCCTTAAAAGTTCGTATTGTATTCATATTACTGACATTCTGCCTCTGGACTTATATCTGCATCCAATTCTTTTAAGAAATTCCTAACACTGTAGTAAAGTTTTCTGTATATCTCAAAACCCGCGTCTTTTCTGTCAACAAAAATTGTGTCATGCAAGTACAAATCTTGTATACTTGAAAGCCGTCCTAAAAATGCTTTTGGTTGATATAAGCTTCTGTATTTACCTGCCTTTATATGCTCCATAGCGTCCTTATCTTCGATTATTAAATACATCTTGATATGTTTGTACTTTGCCCTTTGAAGCTCACGTATGAGCCTTATATCGTCATGGGTATCCGTTTTCTCTGATAGGTTTCCTGCAAGCTCGTCAACTGAATTTTTCCTTTCAATAGCTACAGGAAAATATAAATCTCTATATATGCCCATATCAGCCCTTTTAGTTATAATAGCTGTATAATCGCCCTCGTCAATCTTCTTTCTCTTATATGGCACCTTCTTACTATCAAAATAAGCTAATATATGGCTGTTTTGCTGTTCTCTCGTATCATAGAGAATAACAAAATTTTCTTTTAAAAGCTTCTTAATATCTGAATCTGAAAATTTATAATGTATCTGCATCTAATCACTTCCTGACTATCTTTATAGGAAAATCTTTCCTATTATTTAATTCTTCTATGAGTATGTTTGTTGGTACCCATGATAATTTTTCATTAAATACTCTTTCAAGTGTTTTATTATTTAAAAGTTCTTTTGTTTTAAGAGCTACAGACAATTTACACAAAACTTCTAAACTTGGATTATCTTTTTGACCTAATTCTAATTGTTGAATGTAAGCTCCTGATACATTGCACCTTTTACCTAATTCTNTATTTAATTCTTCTATGAGTATGTTTGTTGGTACCCATGATAATTTTTCATTAAATACTCTTTCAAGTGTTTTATTATTTAAAAGTTCTTTTGTTTTAAGAGCTACAGACAATTTACACAAAACTTCTAAACTTGGATTATCTTTTTGACCTAATTCTAATTGTTGAATGTAAGCTCCTGATACATTGCACCTTTTACCTAATTCTTTTTGGGTATAGCCTAATTTTTTTCTATAGAATTTAATTTTATTTCCAATATCCATTCAATCACCTGCTTTCGCCCTTTTATTAAGCAGCTTGGCTAACTGCTATCTTAAAAGGGATGTCACCCTCGTCGTCTATTTCCGTATAACCGTCACTGTTATTGCTTTGCTGAGTATTTTGACTTGAATTACTATTTGCTTTATCACCCCACTCAAGGAACTGAACTTCATCAGCCACTACTTCAGTGACATATCTTCTAGTGCCATCTTTAGCCTCATAATTCCTTGTTTGAATTCTTCCTGCAATTCCTACAAGTCTACCTTTGGCTAAATAATTGGCAGCACTTTCAGCTTGTTTATTCCAAACTACTATAGGTACAAAATCAGCTTCCTGCTGCCCTTCTTTCTTAAATCTTCTATCAACTGCTAATGTAAACTTTGTTACTGCTGTCCCATTGCCGGGTAAAAACTGCAGGCCAGGATCTTTGGTTAGTCTTCCTATTAAAACAACTCTATTCAATTAAAATCACCTCTAAGCCTTAAATGACATTTGCTTTGAATTTTCGCCAGGCTCAAAGTGCGTTTCTAAAATATAACTGGATTCCAAATCTGCTGTATGGAGCGCAACTCCGGCCTTACACATATTCCATGCATTACTTATATTGTTATAATTCTGGCTTGGCTCATAACCGCCCATATGCCACCTTATAATCAATATTTCTTCTTTGCTCAGCCTTATAAATTGCTGTAGGAGAATAACACTCTTTTCTCCATGTCCAAAAGGACTTTGATCTTCTACTGCATAGTAAGGTACTTTTATCCACTTACCATCTTTTTTCATATTTCTTGAACTTACAGTATAAAAATTTGCCTTACAAAGATCATGCAGCAGTGCAGTAATTTTTACTGTATCGTCACTCAAACCAAAATCATACTCAATATTTTTCTTCTTAAATATTTCATACACATTTAGAGAATGTTCAGCTAATCCGCCTTTATAATTGCCATGGTATCTGGTGGAGGCAGGAGCTCCAAAGAAGTCGCTTTCCTCCAAATATTTAATTACTCTCTCTATGCCTTTCCTATCAGTATTTATCAGTAAATCAATTATTTTATCTTTAATTTCTTCTGATTTCATGTTTTCCTCCTATAGGTCCATATAAAATATGGTTTTTTCTAATTTCTTTGTGGCTCTGCAATAGTCACATTCCTCGCACCGTGTCGGCTGTTCTCTGCCCTGCCAAACGGCTTTTACTCTATCCATTAATATTTCCGTCTCTAAAAGCTTGTCTTCTATAAACTCCGTACCTAGTAAAATAACGGCTTTGTCAGGTATATCCTCCTTTGAGACGGCTATTATGTGCGGCTGAAAGTAATCATCCGCCTTGCGGTTTATACGGTCAATTTCGCAGTATATAGCCATCTGCAATAAATAGTCATAGTGTGTTATGAAATTCTCATTTCCATTAAACTTTGAATGAATATTCCTTGTAGTCTTTAAATCCACGATAACTTTTTTCTGAGGGTTATATATATCAAACATGGCTTTCCATGGGACACCGAACAGCTCCGCAGTTTGGATAACTTCTTTTTGACCTTCTCTAGCTTCTTTGACTAGTTTATCATCCTTTAAAGTGGCAATCATGCGGTCTGCAATCTGGAAGGTAGATTTTAGCTGCCCTTTGGTTTTACCCCTAGTGGAATACATTTCTGGATGCTGGACCTTGAATTCTTCTAATGAACCTTCTGACCATGCGTGAACATAGCTACCCAGTAAAAGAGCGTCTTTGTTGTCGTCCTCCCATTCTCCGTTAAGTCTTGCCATTGTTTTGGCTTCACATTTCTTAAAAGATTTAAACAAGCTTACAGACATATATTCTTTGTCATTTTCTGGTGTAAAATAATTTTCTTTAGTTACTACCATTTACTTCACTTCCTTTATAATTTTCTAGTGTAGAGTTGGACCTAGTAAATCAAATTCTTTTGCTAGTTCGCTTTCTTCGTACTCTTTTATAGCTTCATCTTCAAGTGTTAAACAAATTTTTTCTCTACACTTTTCACATAAGCTAAGTGAAATATTCGTTCTTTTTTTAGCTTTAATACTAAGAATCTTTACATTTTTAGTTGAACCGCATATCCAACATTCACTGCATTCTTTACTCTTTTTTATTTCTGCAATCTCCATTTACTCACCGTCCTCAGGAACATTGTTTTCATTATCATCTTGAACCTCTACATCAGCTTCAACTATTTTATCTTCATCAATATCTTTTTTATCAAAGTTTGAAACCTCATGTTGTTGATTTTCGAACTCAAAATCGGAAGTTTCATTGTAAACTTTTTTACACTCAACACTGTCAAAATCAAGTTCAATTAATTTGCATAACCTTCGGAGAACGGTTTTCTTGTACATTTCCCCCGGAGTCTTTGTCCATGCCGGGCTATTTGGAGCTTTTGAAAAATTTTTTCTTGTGTTTTCAATTTCTTGTTTTGCCATGGTTTCATATAACATACTGCCATCTTGGAAGAGGCATACCGCAAATGCCCCTATAATCTCACCATTATTAAACGGTACTGGCGTAAAGTTTATGGTTTGTTGGCCATTAATAATAGCCTCTTGAAAATCATCACCCTGTCTTACTATCTTGGCATATATGTCCTTTATAGGATTAAAACTATACTTTTTAGCAAGTTTAATTTCGCCCTTATAATCTGTTTGAAATTGCAAATTATCTTTATATGGTATTGCATAACATTCCTTATTAAAGAAGTCTAACCCTAGAAATGCACCCTTTAGCATTGTCCTTGCTACAGTTATAGGCTGACATTGTTCAATTCCCTTGGTGTCCTGTAAAACCGTCATGCAATTTTGCAAGAATCTTGCTTTGTTGAAATCCTTTGGCAATGCCTCCTGTTTAGTCTCTAGTAATTTATTTAACATTGTGTGGCTTTCATTTAAAACCACCATTTTTTTATCTGACATATTATCCCTCCTAAATTATTTCCCCTTCTTTTATTGAATTTCCAATCTGCTCTAAATAACTTTGTTTCAACGCAATTTTTACAAAATCTCTATCAATCATAAACATAGTGGGTATATTTGCTTTTACTCCTTCGCCATCTTTTAAACATTCCGCAGTTATTGTTGTTACATCTGGCTTTTTCTTAACTTCCACTATCTTGAATTTCAAATCATCCATACTTATATCAATCCTCCTTACAAGTAAATTTCAGTTCATCATCCTGCGGATCATAAGCAACCTTCCCGATATAATATTCAGGATTTTCAACATCATAAAGTTTGTAACCCATATCATTTAGCATTTGAATTTGACTGTTAATTGTTGCCACTAATGCTGTAAATGGTCTGTTTATCTCATTTGCTGACTTACTTATTTTCTTCAGCTTCTTTGGGTATTTCATAACCTGTAGGAGTAACTTCTAACTTTTCATCACCTAAAAACTCTATTGACAAATTTAACTTTACAGGATAGTCTTTGTAATTCTTTAGCTCAGGAAGGTTATTCCTAACAAGTTTTCCTAGATCTATACTGTTTATGCTTGCACCATAATCATTTACCTCTAACAAACAATTTTCTGATTTTATATTTAATTTTTTCACTTTCATTCCTCCATTTAATTTTTAAGTACTTTTTGAATCTTCTATTTTTCAACCTCTTGGTCTTCTTTAAACCTAGGTAACTTATCCTCTAATTCTTGCTTAACTACAGGTACGCCAACTAATTTAACAAAAACTCTAGTTCTTGGAGTACTGAACCATGTATGCCCTTCGTCATTTAGCTTTTTCTCAAGTTTTAAAAAAGCCATTCTTTTATTACTAGCTCTTGAGTATAACTGAAAGTTTTCGCAATTCTCCACATACACAAGATACAAACAGTCACCAGCTTGACTTTCTATTTCTGAATTAATTAGATTATTAACAGTTACATCTAACGCTTTTGCCAAATGTTCAATTTCATCAAGCTTTATACGATATTGAACATTCTCGATTTTACGCAATCTACTTAATTTTATTGCTGTCTTTTTACTTAATTCTTCTTGAGTTAACCCCAACTCTTTTCTTTTATTAACAATATTTATTGCAATATCGCAATAGAAATCGTATCCTATTTTTTCTAAAATCTCGTCTTCATAAAATTTCATTTTCATTCCTCCATTGACTTATTTCCAATCCTATATTAAGATTGAACTAACAATTTTTTTATTTTAGTCCTTTTGATAAGGGCTTTCTTTTTTTACTTCAAAACTAAGATTGCAGGCACTATTTGTGCTCTTACAAGCATTAGGACAATTTTTATTTTTTGTACAATAAATACAACATAAAGCTTCTTTTAACCCCCTTGGACATCTTCCAACCTTACAATAAATCAATTTATCATCACCCTCTCTATTACCTTATAAGCTCTTAGAGCTATACGAGATACTTCATTTAAGTTTGTCCTTTTATCAAATTTAATGCGGTTCTCTCTTATATCATCTGTAGTCATTTTTAAAATTTCTTTAAACTCCTGATCCGTTACTTCAATACCTACATCCTCAAATAATTGCTTTAACATGATTTCACCTTCTTTCTAAAAGCTTTTAACCTCCTAAATGTGGCGTTCATACTCATTCCATACATTTCGCCAATAGCTCTATATGTGAGGCCTTGAACTCTTAATCTTTCCATTTCCAGAAGATCCTCATTAGTTAGCTTTACATACTTTTCCTTTCTGCCTGTAATCCTTTTTCCACTGTCTAAAATCTGAAATGCCTGCTCGACAGTAACCGGAAACTGGCTTGCTATTATTAAAGCATACCAATTCTCATTCAACTCTTTTTCCTCCTTTCAATCTCCCTTCTAACTACTGCAATCCTTGTGCTAACTTTCTGTCCTTCCCTTTCTTCCTTTGTTAAACTTGCAAGCAGCATGTATAATCTAAAAATCTTTGTTTCCTTCAAACCTTTCCTGAATTCTTTGCCTTCTACTGGCTGCCTGTACCATGGCTTGTCCCTATTCATTTATTTGCCTCCTTTTCTGATCTGCTTCAATGTCCATAGATAACTGCCCATCCAAAATTTGTTCCCTCACATCAATCTTTCTAAGAGATTTATTTAAACCTCTATATTTCTTAGATAGTTGCTGCCTGACTTTTTGCAAGTCTGCTTTTTCTGTAGTCCTACTTACATTTACATACTCATTGCCGTTATCGGCTTTAACGGAGAAGCAATCTCTTACGCCCTTTTCGTCTTTATAACCAGACATAATCCTTTGAGCCATCCTTCTGTATTCCTGATTAATCAACTTATCTGTATCTGGTTTTGGTGCGTACTCTTTAACTATTTCCACGAGTTCATCCATGCCTATATGAGGTTTGCTCTCCATAATAGAATTGATTTTTTCTTTTATCCTTTTATCAAGTGCCATTTATTTCACCACCTTGATTTTTTTCATATTTTGAAAAATTGATTTAACCTCCTGCAATTTCTCTATTGCTTCATTACATCTAGCAATATGCTTATCCATATTTTCCTTTGGAGAATATTCCAAGTAATATCCTATTTTTTCCTCATCAATGTCTACAGTTAGAATTCCAAATATAGCATCTGCTATTTTATCCGCAATTTTCTTTTGCCTGTCTATCTCTTTGGCTTTAGTGTCATACTGCTGATTTAAAAGCTCTGTTGCTTTGTCTTGCTTTTTATCTTCCTGTAAGTCCTTAACTTCCTTTGTAATGTTATAAGCCTTATTTACACTTATATGATTTTCTTTAGCTGCATCCTTAATTACTGAAGGTGCTTCATGCTCTATGATCTCAACTTTGTGTATGGTATCATGGCTTACTCCTGCTATTTTCGCTAATTCTTTTTTAGTATCAATACTTGTTATTACTGGTTTGCTATTAGGGCTATTTTCCTCACTAACTATTTCTTTAAAAGTTGATTCTTCATTGCTTTTAACATTTGTCATATTTCTGACAGAAGTTAAGTCACTTCTAATGCCTTGATTTTCTTTAGCTTTCTCAGCTATGCTTTCCTTAAGTTTCAAAGCCAACGCTGACCTCTGATAAACAGATATATTTCTTCTAGCAAATTGATTTTTAATGATCCACTGTTTGACTTCTTCTTTATCCTCAAACTCATAATCCATACTAAAAGTTTCATATTCAATTCCATTCTCAGTACATAACTCATATCTGTTGTGACCATCTATTATAAAGCCATTCCAAGTTATAATTTTGTCTCTGCATCCAAACATCAATAGGCTCTTTTTAAGTCCTTCTCTTTCCTCTGGTGTCAATGGTGAAATGAGGTCTTTAAACTCCTCATTTACTTTTAATTTTTGCAACTTATCAACTCCTTTACATATTTTTCTAAAGGTATTGGTACTATTTTGTAGAATTATCACTTTGTGAAAGGTGGTGATAATCATGCCTGATACTGAAGACATTGCTCGTGATTTAACTGTTATATATCTTCAAAATAATTTTAATAAAAATCTTTCTCCAGAAGATTTAGTTAAAAAGTATAAAGAAGTATATAAAAAGTTTGAAAATGCATCTAAAGAGCCAATCCAAAATGTACAAATACTGGATTTATAAAAAGTTACTTTGAAAACCAAAAACCAAGTTTCATTTTATTGTCATGAATTACTATTTCAGTATTTGCGTCAATTAAAGAGCTACAATACTCTAGAGTTTTCTTTGCATCAGCAATTGAAAGTTTATAGTTACAAATTAAAGTAAACGTCTGTATTGCAATTTGTTCTTCGATACTACGTTTTGATTTTTGTTGCTCCTGAGCTTGTCCTTCAGGGGCAACTTTTTTATTATTTTCCATTTAATTTTCATCCTTTCTATTTTTTTATTGCCATTGCGGCACTATTGAAATGTAATATGTTTGATGTGATGTGATAGGCTTTGGAAATGATATTAGCTTACTTCTTGTTGCGTGTCACGTAACTCATGACTAAAAAAAATTTGCGCTGGATTTTTAATTTTAAGGACATTGACTATAGATTCCATTTCCTTTTGTGTAAATTTTTCTGGAGAATGGTTTAACTTAACTGACAATGTTTTAGGCGTAATGCCAATTTCACTAGCTAATTTTGTAATAGTATATCCATGAAGAGCCATTTGTGCTTTTAATAAATTAGATCTAAACATTTTATCACCTCTATTTCCTTGTAACGTATTACGTAACTTTATTTTTATAATAGCATGGACTTATTTTCATGTCAATACATATTGCGAAACTTTTTACATGAAAATTGATATTATCGTTGCATATTACGTAATTTGTGTTATAATATATGTAAAAATAGTAAGATAATATGAGGTGCGAAAGATGGAAATTAATGAAAAGATTAAAAATAGACGTGAAGAATTAGGATTGACACTTCAAGAAGTTGGAGAATATTTAGGAGTTTCAAAAGCTACTGTTCAAAGATATGAAAGTGGAGAAATTAAAAACTTAAAGCTTGGTACTATAGAAAAATTAGCTCAGATATTGAAAATATCTCCATCTTATTTAATGGGATGGAATGACCCTGAAGAAAATAAAGTGTCTAAAATTACAGATATTAAAGAAGCTATAAAGGTAATTATGACTCAACCTGGTTTAATGTTAAACGGAGAAGCTTTATCAGATGAATCTAAAATTGCTCTTGCAAATGCCATTCAACTTGGTATTCAATATGCAGAGCAAATGCAAAAGAAAGAAAAGGAGAATAATTGA